TTTGATAACTTTAAGGTGTTTCAAACCAATGTTACCAACAAGACCCGATTCTAATAATGCTCCCATTTTGTATTTGTTTTTGTTTTTAGCGAGTTTATTGATTTATTATTTTAATTTTGACATTAGGTCTTTCATTCTCATAAATTGAGGATTTTCATAAGTTTTTGATTCAATTAAGTTAATCGCAGAACCTGTTGAAGGTGTTTTTTGGATTGATCTTTCAATTGATTCATTAACTTGTTGAGTTTTAGTAGACCCTAATTCGTCTTTGATAGTTCTGTAAAGATTTTTTGATTCCTTAAGTGTTTCAACAGAATCAAATCTTTGTAAAATGTTAATTTTTTCTTGTTTTGAAGTTGAATGTTCAGTAAACAATCTTGTAGCGTAAGCTAAATTTGAATTGAATATCGCAACCTCGTTCAATTTGTTTCTGAAAACATTAAGTGCCTTTCTGTATTCTTCGTTTTTCTCTCTTAAAATTTCTAATTCTTGTTGAGAAACAGATTCCTCAATATTAGCATTGAATTTTGAATGAGCTCTTTGTTTAGGTAAGCCACCTTTTCTAAAATAAGAACCTGAACCTAATGTACGAGAAGCCTCTTTGGTTTCCATTTTTTCAAAATCCATACCTTTGTGAGTTTTGGACTTCATACCTTTTTTACCAGTGAAATCTTCTTCCCCTTTGTGAGTTTTAGATTTCATACCTTCTTTACCAGTATAATCTTCTTCTCCTTTGTGGGTTTTAGATTTATCAGCTTTGTTCATACCATATTTTCCTTCTTTAAATTCTCCTTTTAAACTAGGTGATTTTTTATCGAATGAATATTTAGGTCCTTTACCTGTGTATGGTGCTTCATCAGCATGTGCCATTTTCTTTGTTGGATAATCAACAACTTTTCCATATGTAAATCCTTTTGTTTGAGATTTTTTAGATTCCATCATATATTCCTCTTCCATAGATTCATCATCCATTTCCAATTCGTACATAATCTCTTCATCATCTTCCATTTCCATCATCTCCTCGAAGTCATAATCAATTTCTTCACTTTCGTAGAATTCCTCTTCCATAGAATTATCGTCCATTTCGATTTCATACATAGTTTCTTCTTCTGGTAACAAATCTCCTAAGATTTCTTCTGTTTCAGTGTCAGATAATTCAAATTCGTCTTCATCATATTCCTCTTCATCCATATCACCAAAGTATTCATCCATATCACTTTCTGCCATAATCATATATTCATTGTCTGTTTCATTATCAGTCAAGTGAATATTACCAGCATCATCTTTTTGGACTTCAATTTGGTCTTCAGGTCCCATTTTTTTGAAGACTTTCATAACCGTACTCATTGGTTGATTAGTAAGGTCAATTACGTCTTCATCATCCATTTCAGTATCCATAGACATTTCGAATTCATCTTCGTCTTCGAATTCATCATCCATTGACTCATCTTCATCCTCATCATCTAATTCAACATCCATTTCATCTTCAACATCTTCTTCTTCCTCATCGGCTTCAGTAAGAGATTCTTTTACTAATTCTTTGATTTCTTGTTTCATAGTTGAAGCAAGTATTCCTTTTGCATTTTCAGCGATAACTTCTTCCAAATTTTTCATTTGGATTATCGCTTCTTCTACTAATGATTTGTTTTCTGTCATTTTTAATTTTTTTATTATAAATATATCATCAAATTAAAAAAATTATATATTGGGAACATTGATTGTTAAATAATTGGGTAAATACAATAAAAAAAGGGAAGAAAACTCTTCCCTTTTTAATTTTTAGTACATAAAGTTACTCAATAACCTCATCAATTTTACTTTCTACTATTGCAGTTATTCTCCAATCTTGAGTGTAATGCTCGTAAATCTTCGTTACTTTAGCTTCAACATCAGTTGGTGTATAACCCAAAACTAATTTTTCAAGTTTAATTTTTTTAATTTTACCTGATTCAGAATCAACTAAATCCTCTGCAATTTTTGCTACAAAATATTTTTGTCCATCTTCCATATAACTAATGTTTTTTTTTAATTAACTAATACCCAAGTTTAGTCAATTTTTTCATTAAGTCAAGACTGGCATTTCCTTTTTCACCAACATTTCTTTCCATTGCGATACGTTTGTCTTCTTCCAAGTTTTCAGAATACATATCTCTATCTTCTTTGTTTAGGAAAAGATAAGCACCTGGGGTAGAAGGTGATGAAACTAAATCGAAACAAATCAATTCAAAATCATCTTGTACTTCGTTCTGTTCACCAACCTTTTTTAGAGAACCTACACCACGAGATGAAATACCAAGTGTAACACCTTGTCTTAAGTAGTTTGCAGCCATATCTCCTTTTGTTGAAACAATACCTCTTTCGTGAAATCCAGGAGAAGTTAATAATTTCAATTTACCCATTAATATCGGACCTTCCCACCAAACCTCGGTAATAATGTGAGATACTCTATCTAAGTCAATTAGTGATGATTCAGGATGGTTAAGTTCAGATAGTGAAGTACCTTTCTGAATCATCTTTTTATAATTATCAGCTTCTCTTTTTAAAATTCTTTCAGGATAAATTCTACCATTTCTGTTTGGGGTATTATATTTTTGTAACACGGCATAAAATTCAAATGGTTTTGAATAGTCCAAGAAGTTTCTTGATTCTTTTATTATTTTCGCATTTTCCTCTTGTGTGGGTGAAACATATCCTGCATCTTCCTCAATTAAAATTCCTTTACCACTTTGTCCTGGTTTTACTATTTTCAGTTCCATAAGTTTTTTAAAAATAAATATCATTGATTTGATATTTATACATCTGAGGATTTATTCTTTTTGGTCAAACTAAAATTGAAATAATCGTTTCTATTAAAATTTTGTTGGATTATTTGTTTTGTCAAATCCTTTAAACAATCTTTTAGTGATGAGTCCTTGAAGTCAAGATTTTCTACTTTGACAAACAAGTTGACTTCTAAATTAAGAAATGATTTTTTCCCTAAATTGATGCCACTCGATCTTAAGTCTAAATCCACAATGAAATGTTCTTTAAAAAATTTGTGGTTTAAATGATTAAAAATAGTGTGTTTAATTGCTCTTGATAAATTTAATACCACTCTGTTCCAATTATCAGATTCTTTTGTAGGTTCTACCCAAGTTTGAATATTAAGGTATAATGATTTGAGTTCAAAAGAATCTACTGTACCATAAGTTATTTTTGAATTTTTGAATCCTGAAATTTTTGAGGTTTTCCCTTTTTTCATTAAAATAAAATTAATTCTTGTTTATTTTACAAAAAAATAATTAAATTTGTTCTAAAAGTCAAAAACACAATAAACGACAAAATAAATAGAAATGTTAATAATTAACGTAGACGCAAAAACCCCAATTGAAAAGGCTTTGAAACTTTTTAAAAGTAAAGTAATTAAAACCAAATTGATGTCCGAATTAAGGAATCGAAAAGAATTTACTAAACCATCAGTAACTAAACGAAAAGAAAAAAACAAGGCAATCTACGCTGAAAAGTATAAGAAATCAGAAGATTAAATACTTTCGTTTAAGGACTTCAACCTAAATAAATTCAATTTATCAAATCTTTCATTTTTAATTTTAGTGATTGATTCATCAATTCTATTTTGAGTTTCGAGGTCGGAGTTGTCTTTTAAACTATTTAATTTTGTTAATACCTCTTCTTTGATTGTAATGTAGTCGGTTTCTAATGTTGATTCATCTTTTGATAAAAGAGACTTCAATTCCTTTTTAGTATCCTCGTCTAATTTTTCAATATATTTGTTGATAGTACTATTAGCTACATTTACAAGAGACTTAAGTGGTAAATTAATTTCCTCTTTATTAAAGTCCTCATTTCTTAACAAAGTCTCAACTATCGTTTTTCTACTATCTATTTTGGATTCTATTTTCAGAATATCGGAACTTAATAAGTTATCTATAACATCATAATTATTTTTACAATCAACACCATTTACCCAAGTTCTAATTTTACTTAATTCTTTTTGGGTTACTTTGTTAATGTTATTTTCATATATTTTTATACATTCATTAATATATTCGTTAGCTTTATCTTTATTTGACATACCCTTTTTAGTTGATAACTCATCATAGATAAAGAAAAGTGAACTTAATTTCTTATTTTCAAGAACCAATTCATTAAAAGTTTTTAATTCCTTTTTTAAGTTATTGGTTTTATAACCCTCCAATAACTTGTTTTCAACTTGTGATTTTAATAAACCGAATTTCATAGTTTTTTTATTTATAAATATCAATCATTTAATAGTTTACCTAAATGGTTTTCAATTTCACCTAAAAAGTTTTTACCTTTGGATAAATCGATATAACTATCCATATCAGTTAATCCATCACTTTCTAATAAAATCTTTAAATTATCTCTATTAAAAGATTCAGGTGTTAATCCGCCTGGTTCTTCACCCATTGGTGGAGGTGGTGGTACTCCTCCTCCCATTTCATCACCAGAAGGCGATGGTGTTTCAGTAGTTTCGGTACTACCACTTCGATTACCATATAATTTGTCTATATTATCGAATAAACCTGTGTGTGTAATAATAGTTGCTGTATTTGTTAATTCTGCCCCAATTGCCTTTTCGATTCTTTGTTGTTGTAAATCTAATTTAATTTCTTCATCAGAGAATCCCATAACGTGTTTCTTAGCCCAAGTTATAGATGTAGGAGCAATACCCTCAACAGCAGTTACACATTCTTTGTAGAGTGCAACCTTTTCCTTCCAAATGTCTATCTTTAATAAATCAGCTTGACTAGATGGATTGGTTAATCCTAAAGTAAAATTGGATAGTTCATCCTCAAAACCTAAAAGGAATAAATGTACAATTGCTATTTTGTTCATTTCAGCAATCATAGATTTTTGTATTCTATTGATTGTTCTTGCAAAACGAATATCAATTAATGATAAATTCTTACCATCACCAACTGGTTCTTCAAATCCCAAAAATGCTTTCGGTACACGAAGAGCTGTTAATAATTTCTTTTGGATATATTCAATGTCTGCAATCTCACCTAAGTTCTGACCACCAGGTAGTGTATCAATTGGACTCGCAGCTGCGGCATCTCTTACAGGTATGAAATAATCTTGATCCACAGCCATTTGGTTGAATCTCATATCGACAT